GCCCATCTAACCAATTACCTATAGTCATTTTTACAAATGGACCTCTCATAATATTATTATTATAATCAGGCATTACATTACTCATAAGATAATTTAATTTTTGATACATAGGTTGCATTTCAGCTGCTGATAATGCTGCTACTTTAAATTTAATACTTATTTTACGAGTAAATCCTTGATAACTATAAAATTTTTCACCTCTACCTGTATATTTAATATCATTCCATTCAGCATTAGTACCATCTGAAAAATCAGTTAAAAAGGCTCTAAATACCATCCATACAGCTTGAGATGGGTCGTCTGTATTTAATGCTTGTATTCTAAATGGTACTAAATCTTTTATATTAATATTACCTACCTTAGGTATATTGATCATATCACCTGAAGGTCCTCCACCAGCATTATATTCAAATAATGGAGTTAAATTAACAGTATCTACTAAATTATATGCTATTATATCTGATTGATATTGACCTATTCTATAATCTCTATTTAAAGTTTTCCAATTACCATTTTTAAGAGTAATTATATTATTAGAACCTAAATATGATATTTCATCTGTAGAAGTTATATTATAAATACCTGTATGTTTCCATTGACTATTTAATGAACTTGATTGTTGAGTATTTAATTGGTTTATTAAATCTTGATATTGTTTAACATGAGAAGAATACTTAATAACATTATTATCAGCTATTGATTTACCATCAGATGATATTAAATTATTTTGATCAAAAGGAATAGTATAAGGTATATTAATTCCTCCAACAAGAGAAAGTGCCTCTAATCCAGTATTAATAGAATTTGCTGTTGTTCCTAAACCTAAAGCATATTGACTAGATACTCCTAAAGTATTAAAATAATTTTTAGATACTTGAACTTGATTAGGATTATTACTGTCTTCTAAATTTCCGCCTGTAAAATCATAACGATTAATAATAGTATTTCCTATACCGTATTTAGAACCAGGTCCACCAACATAATTATCTATTGCTAATGTTTGATCATTTAATGATAAATTAAATGGTATATGAAGTAAAGCAGCGGTATTATTTATAGCATTTGTTATAGAACCAATAATATTAATAGAATTTAATGAAGAATAAGTAGTATCTGTTAAAGGTTGGTTTATTTGTAATTTATTTTTTAATAATACTAATCTATTTGTTGGATTATTTCCACTTTGATCTCCTTGATTATTTGCTTTAACAACAGCAGCATATTTAGTACTATCATCTTGTATAGGAACTAAACCATGACGTTCAAAATGTTCTCCAAACGCTTCGGCACTTACTTGAGCAAGAGTATTTACACCTAAATTATAAATTCGTGTTGGTTCTAATATTCCTCCAGTAAGAGGACCTATATCTCCTGTTAATAAACTATTAAGTAAACCACCAGGAGTATTATTAACTTCTAATTTTGGATTTGATAATTGTAATCCTACTTGTTTATCTATAAATACTTGACCATTAGGATTATATTTTAAAAACTTACTAATACGTTTATTATCTATAGCAGAATAATAAGGAGCTCCTAATTGTCCACCTCTAATAAATGAATCTATATTTTGTGGTGTACCATCTTTAGTATTAGGAATAGGAGTTTGAATAAATGGCTGCCCACTAGACCCTCCTCCGGGTCTATCACCGCCGTATTGAAGCGATTTTAGATTAGTTTTTAGATCTATTAAAGCCATTAATTATTATTTAGGCTCGTGGAATTTATATTGATAATTTACACCATATTTATCTTTACCATCAGCTGGATCTAAACGAGATGGTAGTGGTTTCATACCAGTACCACTGATAGTTCTCCAAGTTACGTTAGGATTACCATTTACTGAGTATAGATTATGTAATGAGTTTGGTGGTATTGGATTTACACCAAAGTTTTGTGGTTTAATTCCTTTTAAGCCAAGTGGGCTATTTGGTAATAATGTTAATAATGCCATGGTTTTTATTAATTATGTTGTACGTTAATAAATATTGAATTAGGCTAATTTATATGAATAATTTTGTGTTTGTGATGTACCTAAGTCTCTTGATGTACCTAAATTTCGTGCAAATGGATCTTTACCATTTATATAAGCTACTGCAGGACGATTTGCCGTTGTTTTTAAAGTAGTATGCATATCTTTTATTGCGGATAATAATTCACTATTATTATTTGAATTTCCACCACCTAATATATTATTTGCTTTAGGTGAATTTAATGGAATAATTGCTTCTGGCCCTGCTTCACCTATAGTTGCATTGTTTATTTCACTTGTTATAATACCACCTTTTGCAAATTTTTGTTGTTTAGCATCATTAAATGCAGCGATAGCAGCTACTATTCCTGCAATAATACCAATAGTAGCAAAACCACCACTAATAGCTTCTGCCGTTGTTATTGATGCTATAGCATCACCTGTATCTACTACTTCTTTAGCAGTTGCAGTTGCTAAATTAGTTTTATCTATAGTTCCTTGAGCTATTTTAGCATCTAACTGTGCTTCTTGAGCTATTGCGCTTGCTTCATCTGCTGCTACTTTAGATTTTGATAATATAGATAATTTTGAAAAATTTTTAATACTTTTTATTATTCCTTCTCCAAAATCCCATATACCAATTACCATTTTTCCTACTACTAAACCGGCAATAGCTCCTATTAAAGGATATATTAATCCTGTTTTATCTAATATATTAGTAAATGCTTCTACAATACTTACTAAAGGTCCACTAGCTATATTTGATAAAATATCTTGGAATTTTGATACTAAATCATTAAATCTTTCTTGAATTGATCTTTGTTCATCTTGTTTTTTTAGATAATCATCTAAACTTCCTCCTTGTTTTTGAAAATCTTTTAATTGTTGAGCATTTAAATCTTTAGCTTTATCACCATATTTTGCAATAGCTTCTTGTTTTAATAACATTTCAGATAATTCTTCTCTACTTAAACCAAAAGCTTCAGCTAATGATTTTTGAGCAATAACATTCATATTAGAAAAATCAGCAGCTGATCCTACTTGACTTGCTATTTCGCGTTCTAAATCTAATTGATTTCCTGTTAAAGCAGCATAACGAGCTTTTTCTAGATTTAATTGTTTTCCTGTTATTAATTCTGCTTTAAGTTGATTTTCAATTGATGATTGCCAATCTAAAAGAGAATCACCAACTTTATCCATTTGTTCTAATGAAGTACCTAATGCTTTGGCTTGTACTACAGCTTGTGCTATTGCTTTAGGATTTCCTTGAAATTTAACTAATATGCCTGCACTTAATTTAGATACATCTTGTAATATTTCTTTATCACTAAAATGAGTACCTGTAGCTTGTTGTGCATAAAACGAAGCTTTACGAAGATTAGCTATATATTCTGGTAATTGTTGTCCTGTTTCTGAACTTGCTAATGCTAATCTTCCTGCTTCTTCTGCTGTTAATCCTACTATTTCGGTTAATTTAGCAAATGTAGCTAATTCTTGATTACTAAAATTAACAGCTATTCCTAATTGTTGAGATAATTCTGTTTGGGCTTTTAATAAACGATCTGTAGTAAGAAAAGTATCATTTGTTGCTCTAGAAAATGTTACTACATCTTGTCTTATATTTTCAGCAGCATCTGCACTAATTCCAAAAGATTTACCTAATGTTGTTACTTGTTGGTTTGCTTTATTAGCAGCATCATATAAAGCTTTTCCTAAGAGAGGAATAAGTATAAGAGGATCTGCTAAACTTTCTGTTAAACTTGCTCCTACTTCTGAAAATCCTGCTTTTAAGACATCTGCTGTATTGGTTCCTTCTTTAGCAGCAACAGCATTCATTTTAGTTAATGCTTTTTCACTATTTATAAATTGACCTATAACAGGAATTTTATTAATTCCTCCTAAAATTTTACCTAATACTCCTACTTTACTATTTATTTTATCTGCTTCTTTTTGTTGTTCTTTTAATATATTTTCCTGAATTGTATATTGTAGAATTGCTTCTTTATTAGCTTTATTGATTTCTTTTTGGAGTTTAACAGTTAATTTACCTTCATCTCCTAAAGCGGTTTCTAAATTTAACTTAGCTCTAGCAGTGGCTAATTTTTGTAATTCTAAATTATTTAATTGTTTAGAAATATCTTTACTTTTAAGTTCACCTGATAATATACCTAAAGTATTTTTAAGAAGAGCATCTGAATTTTGAGCTGATCTTTTAAGACTTTTTTCAAAATTAGAAGCATGTATTTCAGCTATACTTTTTGATGAATTTTTAATATCAGTAAAAGCTTCTTGAATTTTATTTTTTAAAAGATCACTAATACTAAGTAAAGCATCTTCAACCAAAGCAAGTTCTTTATTTACTTCTTTTATATCTTTAGGATCAATAGGTTTATCAGCCATAATTTAATATTATATTATATAAATATTGAAGGTACCTATTTTTTAGGTACCTTCGAGGTATAAGTTGGAGTAGCTACATTAGGTTTAGCTATTTCTTTACCAGATTTATTAGTTAAAGTATTATTTTGTTTTTCCTGTTCTTCTTTTAATTTTTCGTAATGTTCTCTTAATGTTTCAAAAGTAAATTTACGTAGCCATATAGGCATATTATAAACAGTATTCCAATCATACCCACCCTGTCCATTAAATACAATTTCATGTATTTGTCTGAATAAATATACTCTATACTCCTGCGTCAGGCCAAAAAAAGTTAAGCCCAATAGGAATAGCTATACCCTCCCCTGTATAATTATCATCTTCAGGAATAAATTTCATATCAATATCAGGTTGAATTTGAGTATAATATTGACGTAATGCTCGTGCATCCGGTGCTAGTAAATATTGATCAACAAATTCACGAATTTTTTTAGGTTCACGTTCACCATTTACTGAAGTAATTATGTGTTTTAAACGTGTGGTAATATCTGTTGTGGCGTCTGGTTTAATTTTCTTTAAACCTTTAATTTCTGCATCTATTTTTTGTTCATCACCATGTGTAAGTAGTTTAAATGTTATTTTATTACCTGATTTAGGTAGTTCATATGTAAATTCATTTATACCACTTTTAAATAATGACTCATCAAGTTCTTTTTCTTTTAATGTAGTTAAGTCAACTTCTACTTCTTTACCATCATAAGTAAATTTATAGTCTTTACCATAACCTAAAATACGAGCTGCTACTAATACTGCATTTTTGTCACCAATTAATAAATCATCATAATTTATTTCGGTTACAATTAATGCTTTTAATAATTTATCAATAACTGTACCTTGACGAATATAATTAGCATTAGTAAGTAAATCTTCGTGAACTGCTGTCATGTAGCGCATTTCAATTTCACCTTTTGAAAGTGGTGAGTCTTTTGAGTACAATAAACCTTTTGATGGTAATGTAACTGTTTCTGTTGGAATTTTAAATTCTGCCATATAACTTTTTTATGTTTGTGTTGTAAATAAATATACGAAAAATAAAAGCGTTTACCAAATGATATTATGATAAAACTTCTATTATTCTATTTAAATTATAGCCATTAATTTTATAAATTTATCTACTTTAATTTTAGTTTGTTGATGATTTTTTTTCATATCATCAAGTATCAATGATATTTTTTCATTAATAGCTTCATTTATAATAGGTTTTAATTTAATCATGATTATAAATATTTTATTTACAATTTTCTAATAATATTTGTTTTACTTGTTTTATATTATTGTTAATATCATTTTCCCAAAAACGTAATAATTTATAACCATTATCAGAAGCCCATTGGTTTTTAATAGAATCTTTAATTATATTATTTTTTTGAGTAATATATTTAGGTGAACTATGTTTGCTATTTGGATTACAATGCCAAAAATCACCGTCTACTTCAATTATAGTATTGGATTCTGGGATATAGAAATCATAAAATGCTTTAATATCTTTAGCGTAGAAGAATTGCTGATATTTAATATTAAGTAAATCTAATATATTAGCAAATGTTTTTTCAAGTTTAGAAGTATAATGTTTTTTATCTCCTATATCACCTGTTTCCCATTTATTTTTTGAAGTTTTACTCATTTTATCACGAGTTTCAATAGATTGAACTCGACCAACTCCAAATCCTTCAGGTTTAGGTTTAGCAACACCTTTAGCACCTTTAGATATTTTTTTACCTAATTCAATAGGATCTCTATTTTTAATTGCTTTTTTAATATAATCATATTCACCAGAAGCAAATTTTTCTTTACGTGTTTTTATAATAGCATTTACACGTTTTTCTGCTTTAGGATCTCCAAAATGTCCTGATACTCTTGATTGATGTCCATGTATCCATTTACAGAAATCTTTTAATTTTGCTTCATAACGAGTTTGCTTGCCACATCCACATTGGCATGTTGGATGAATTCCTTTATATTTTTCTTGTATTAGTTTGTCTTTTTTAAGCATAAAGTAACCCTCTTATATATTAATAAATATACGAGAGGGTTATAAGACGTTGCTTTGGATTATAATTTTTTTAATTAAAATTATACATAACTGCTAATAATTCAAAATGCAATAATCCATAGCAAGAGTAACATTTAAGCTAATATATGCTTCATTAGCCCAATCATAATCACCAAATTTAGCTGTTTTAATGTATGCACCTTTAATAATCCATTCACCAACAACATCACCTACTGGACCTAAAATATCTAATGTTACATCTTTCTTGTAAAAATCTGAGTAACCATCACGACCTGTTACAGATTCGTGTGATAAACGTACCCATTCCATTACAGATTGAGCACCACTTGGAGTTACAGGATCGTATAATTCTAAATCTATATCACCCCATTTAACTTTACCTTTTACTTTACGATAAACGTTAATATGATCTAATATAATTTCGCCTGCTTCAAGACTAGGAGCACTAGCTTTCTTAATTAGGTACGCAGGGATACCATCTATATACATTATGAAACGATTTTGAACTTTGGGTTCAAATGCTGTGAACATTATTTCGTTTGCGTCTAATACAGGCATGTTATTATGTTTTTAAAGGTTTATATTATGTTTAATTATTAACAGCAATAAATATAAAGAAATAATAAGTTTGGTTATTATTATAATATTTATTAATATAAAGTGTTTAAACCCAAAAACTATGGCTCGACCTAAAAAACTAAACAATACTAAAGACATTCAATGTCTTAATTGCAGTAATATATTTACAATATCTAAATCTAAAAATAGACAATTTTGTAGTGTATCATGTTCTCAACAATATACTAAATCTAAAAATAAAGATTGGTTAAATAAACGGGATATTACTAATATAGAAAAATATGGAGTTAAATCTCCGTTTGAATCAGAACAAGTTAAAACTAAATATAAAAATAATTTAATAGAGAAATATGGTGTTGATAATCCATTTTTAGTTAAAGAATTTAAAGATAAATCTAACCAAACAATACAAGATAGATATGGTTTTAAACATGCTAATCAAAATAAAGAAATATCAGCTAAAATATCATCATCGTTAAAAGGTAGAATAAAAGATAGAACTGCTGTTGTTGATTTAAGATGGGAAAAAATACAAGCATATTGTAAAACAGAACAACTAGAACCATTATTTGATAAAGAATATTTACAAAACAATTTAATAAAAGATATACATGTTAAATTTAAATGTAATAAATGTAATACAATTAATGAAATAGCAATTGTTAATGGTTATTTACCAACGTGTAATAAATGCAGTAGTTATAAAGGTTATTCACTTATCGAAGATGAAATTACTAGTTTTATACAACAGAATTACGATGGAGAAATATTACTGAAAGATAGAGTATTATTATCTAGAAGAAGAGAAATAGACATATATTTACCTGATTTAAATTTAGCATTTGAAATAAATGGATTATATTGGCATTCTGAAATTTGGGGCAAATATAGAGATTATCATATATCTAAAACAACAGAATTATTAGATAAGAATATTCATCTAATTCAAATATTTGATTATGAATGGTTATTTAAAAAAGATATAATTAAGTCTATAATATTAAATAAATTAAATAAAATACCTAATAAAATATATGCTCGTAAATGTACTATCAAAATAGTAAACGATAATGATAAAGTTACTTTTTTATCGAATAATCATACAAGGAAATTGTGTGTCACCTATTAATTTAGGATTATATTACAACGATGAATTAGTATCAATAATGACATTTGGTAAGAATAGATTTAAAAAAGATAATACTATTGAATTACTTAGATTTTGTAATAAATTAAATACTAATGTTATTGGTGGTGCTTCTAAATTATTTAAATATTATATTAATAATTACAATCCTACAACAATAATAACATTTGCTGATAGGAGATATTCATTAGGTAAACTATATCCTATATTAGGATTTGAGTTTAATTCATTTACTACACCATCTTATTTCTATTGGAAGAATATGAAAGTATATAATCGTATGTCTTTTCAAAAACATATGTTGAAAGATAAACTAGAAATATTTGATCCATTATTATCAGAATATGATAATATGTTACAGAATAAATATAATAGAGTATGGGATTGTGGAAATTATAAGTTTGTATGGAATAAAAAATAGTTAATAAATTAATTCAAATTTAATACTTCCACAATCCCATATTCTATCAAATTTATTTAATTTCATATTTTCCCATTCTGATAATAATGGATCAAATATTTCTAATTTTTTACTTAGTTCTGATTTTCTATAAGCAAATCTATGTTGTCTATTCTTATAATATTTCATATACCAGTAATTAGGAGGAGTATCGTTAATATATGAAAAATTATTTATTAAATATAGATCTCCAATAGAAAATCTTTTATCTGCATAACTTATGATTTTTTTAGGTTTATGGGTTTTAATAAAATGTTTAAGTAATTTAGAAAAACCTCCAATAACGTTAGTATTTAGTTTAGTTGAAAATCTAATTAATTCATATACATCTTTTTCTGCTTTATTATTAGTTATTTTTCTAAGATTTCCAAATGTTAATATGCTTACTAATTCTTCTTTATAATAAAGACCATATTTTATTAATGACCTATCAGTTCCTTGAATATGAGTTTTATTAAGAAATTGATTTTTATCATTATTATTTACTTCTTTGATAATGCATTTTCTAGCATATATTTTATATGGAGTTTGATTAATTAGATTTAATATTTTAGATTTTACTATATCTTTTTTATATAACCATTCATCTTCAAATATATGAATTAATTTAATATTTTGTTTTAAACATTCATTTGTTTTATATAAATGATAGTCTTTATTTTTTCCATTTAATTCAGAATGCCAATATAATCCATTAAATTCAAATGCTAAATTTAATAAAGGTATATAAACATCTATTTCAAATCCTTTTACTAATTTTCTATTATTAAATATAATTTCTTTATTAAAATTATCTGTAAAAAATTTTTGAAATTCTTTTTCTATTTCTGATATTCCTATAGTACTTGTAGGGTCTTTATATATAGGCATTCTTCCACAAGCAACATGATCTATAAAAATAGTATTACTGGGTGTATGTTTAAAATTATAGTATTTAATTTCTCCTTCAGGTGTTTTTACTCCTTCATATTTATCTAATAATTCTAAATTATGTTTATTTAACCATTGGTTAAGAGTTTTTAAAAATATTTCTTTATTATTTTGTTCTGCTTTTTTACGAAAAGGACTATTTTTTTCTAAAGTATTTTTAACACCATATAATTTTAAATTAGTATTTTCTGTTTTTTTACGTATTTCTTGTTTTTCATTTATTGTTTTATTTTTATAAGTTTTTGATATTTTATCACCTATAAGTTTTTTATCTTCTAATGTTTTTTTATTATAAGTATTTTTTATATTTTGAGTTCTTTTTTTAACATCTATATTAAGATTATTATATCCTTTTATTTCAAATGGATTAGATACATTATATTTACTTTTTAAAGTTTCACAAGCTTTAATTCTAGTTTGTTTTCTATCTATGTTTTTATTAGCACATTGTTTACTACAATATATTGTATTTGATTTATTTTTAGGTACTTTTTTATTATTACCACATTCTTTACATATTATAATAATATTTTTATCAGAATTATAACAATTTTTATTACAATATTTTTTATATAAAGGAATTAATTTATTACAATATAAACAATTATGTTTTTTACCTGTTCCTTCTCTATTCGATTTTTTTAAATTCATATAAAATTATATTAATAATATATAGTATATATATCAAATATAAATATATGAAAAATAAAAAAGGCATCCAAATTTGAATGCCCTTTTTTTATACTTATTCAAATATTACGCCGGGAAAGTTGCCCCAGTTGGTTGTATGTTATAATTCAATATAATAAATTCCTCTGTTTTAGTTGGTTGAATATAAATCTGACCTACCAACTGATTTCTATCAATTACACTAGGTGTATTGTTAGTATCATCCATTACTACTTTATAAGCATATAAACCCTGACGTGATACTATTGAATCTAAGTATGGGTTAACTTGGCTTAAGAATTTATTACGAGTAGTATTTGTATTTTGTTCAAACACTAAACCGCGAGAAATACCACCAATATATTGTTTTAAAGCAATTAATAAACGACGAACATTTACACGATCTAATGATGTTGGTTTACGCTGTAATGTTTTCTGACCAAATACTACTACGCCATTATTAGGGAATGTAGCTAATGGATTTACGTTAGCTGAATATAATGTATCACGATCTGTTGCCGATAATCTGCGTTCTGCTTTTAATACATCAGGAATTCCACCACGATTAATACCTGCAGGTGCAAACCATGGTTGACCTACTGAATCGCTAAAGGCAAGTACACCACCAATTACTGTTGTTGGTGGAACCCATACAGCTTTACCTAAGTTTGAGTTATATAATTGAACCCATGGATAGTAACATGCTGAGTAGTTGCTTGATTGACCAGCAGCGTTTTGAGTTGCTTGGTTTACTAATGTACCATATATACCAGTATCTACTGGAGAGAACGAATCACCACGATTTTGAGTTAAAGCAATTAATGAAGAAGCTGCTGAGTTATCTAAACCAACACCTGGTGCTATAATTACGTTAAATTGATAATCGTCAGCATTAGTTAATAAGTTAAATGCATTCTGATAATCAGCTGGTGCATATCCTTGAATATTAGTTGCTGTAATGTTTTCGTTAAATAATTGAGCAGTAGTTGTACGAGGTAAACCACCACTAAATGAACCACCATATGAACCACTACCAGCAGCAGGTAAACTACCACTAAGAGCAGTTGCTTTAAAGTTTCCTAAATTATCTAATGAATTTATAAGTGGGTTTGTATTTGTAATACGAATGTATTGTGATACGTTAGCATATGAAC